CCACCGTATTTTTCAGCATACGCCTGCATTTGTGCGCTATCATTTCCAACATCACCCAATTCTCTCAGCGCTGATCTAGCCGTTGATAATTGCTTTTCCAGTTGATCTTTTTGCGTTGCTACATCTGCATAGGCAGCTGACGCATCGCCTATTTCCATTAGTGCATTTTGGTAGTTGCCCATATCGGCATCAACCAGCGCACTTAATCGCTTTTTCTCAATAACAGCATCAATCTGATTTTCCAGCTCTTTGTATTTTTGAACCTGCCCGTCTACAATATCAATTTCAACGCCTAACGCATCTGACAATTCACCGCTAATAACTTGCGCACGATTTTCATAGCCTTCTTTTATTTTTCCGTTTTCATCCGTGATGTTTTTCATGGAATCCCACAGGCTATTGTAGTAATCGTATTCTGTTTCAACAGATGATAGGGATGAATTTCTAGCATCTTCCCACGATTTGTAATTTTCATACATTTTGTCGGTTTTTTCGTTTAATTCATCCTGTTTGTCAATTAACGCCTGCGTCTGTCTGCTAAATTCTCGCCCCGTATCCTTCGCAGCGTCTTCCGCTTCCGCCAACACATATAGTAACCCAACGGGACCCCCGAACGCAGCGATCAACGATTTGATTCCACCTTCTGCGCCGCCAATAGCTGTCCCTATGGATGCGACAGCTGTTGCTAACGTTGCAGCCGCTGTAATAGCTAATCCAAACGGATTCGATGTGCTTAGCGCCATAAATGCCAATTTTACAGTTCTGCACGTGTTCACAGCAGCCGTTCCGAAATCAACTATTTTTTTGGCTGCAAATGCTGTTCCTACTACCGTTCCAACCGTTTTAATGGTCGGAATGATGCTGTCCATGTTTTCAGATACCCAGTTCAGCCCGTCCTTGATTTTTGGCAGGGCTTTGTTCAGCAGCGGTTCAACCACTTCCGTTTTCGCAATTCGGCTGACTTCCTTCCACTGCGTACCGATGTCACTGTAATGCAGATCAATCACGTCCTGCATCGCATCCTTGGTGTCGTCAATTTCGCCCTGGGTGTTCATCAGCGCCTTGACTGCATCTTCTCCCAGGTCTTCCCACATGGTACCCATCAACGCCTGACCAATGGTATAGCGCTGCTGTTCATCTTCCACGCCCATCAATGCGGTTAGGATTTCATCCTGCGCCTGTTTGGCAGTGTCACCGCCAGCCGCCAGCCTGCCCTTGATATCGTCTAAATTCACAGATGTGGCGTTCAGCTCTGAATTATAATCACTCTGGGCTTTTTCCAGATTGATTTGTGCTTCCTCTTGCTTCGACTGCGCATCCGCCACGCTGTTTTGCGCTGCTTCCAGCGTATTTGCGGCTTTCTGCGCTTCGTAGCTGTTTTCGCCGTATGTGTACACAGCTTCGTTATAGGCTTTCTGCGCATCCGTTACGGATAGTTGTGCTTTTTCCAGATCGGTTGCAGATTTTGCCAAATCGTTTTGCGCCTTGGTGCAGTTCACAGACGCTTCGCGCAATTCCAGCGTGCTGGTTTCCGCTTGCTGCGTGCCTAGTCCCAGCATTGCCAGCGCTTCATCTGCACTGCCATCAGATAGCCGGATGTGGAATTCTTTCACCGCATCGCCTAATTTGTCAACGCTCCACGTGCCTTCTTTTGCGCCGTTCGCCAACATGTTCATCATCTGGTTTGCATCATATCCAGAATTAGCAAACTGCACAGAATATTCATTCAGGGTATCCAGCAAATCCCCATTTTGGTCTAGCCCGGATTGATAGCCCTGTACAATCAGGTTGAACGATTCCGTTGCAGAAATTCCGAACTGATCCATCATAGATTTTACAGCACGCATGGATTCCTGCACGTCAAATCCGAAAACATCGCGCAGCGTAATAGCCTGTTTTGTTACCTCTTCCAGCGTTTCCGGCGAAATATCGCCCAATGATCGTTTTACCGTTGCAGCAGAATCTGAAATATCATCCATGGATTCACCAATGCTGCCACGGTACAGATCTTTGATGGTTTCACCGTACTGCGTCATTTCTTCGGCTGTTGCGCCCGTTTTGTTTTGAAAATCATTGATAGCAGAATCTACGTTGCCCATTTCAATGACGGTATCTTTTAAAATGTCAACGACTTTTTCAAATCCGTCCGTCACCAGCTCGGCAGCTGCGCCTTTCAGCACTGTAAATCCGCCGTTTGCTGCGCTGTCTGCATCGTCTGCCGTATCTTCGATTGCATCACCCAATTTGGATGCATCTTTTTCCGTGTCGTTGAATGCATTCCCCAAATTTTCTGTTGACGTGTCTGCATTCTGCATAGCATCCTGCAATTCTTCAATTTTGTGGCTGTTATTGGATAATTTGGTTTCGGTGTTATTCAGCTGCGTGGTGAACCGATCCATCTTATTTCCTAATGTTTCGACTTCCGCCCACGCTTTTTTTGCTTCATCGCTGTTTTCGCCGTATGCTTGCGACATTTTTTCAGCGTTTTCTTTCGCTGATTCATACGCTTTTGTGGTGGTGTCAACAGCATCTGCCAGCGCGCTGCACTTGACTTTCAACTGATCGTTTACTTTTTGCAAAACGTCAATTTCAGCCTGATTTTTAGCAATTTCGTCCGTACTGCCTGCAAAACTAGCGTTCACCAGTTTCAATTCACTGTTTAACGCTGTCAGACTGCTATCAACGGATTTTAAACTTTTCCGGAATGCGGCTTCGCCGTCCAATGATATCTGCGTTTTGATTTCACGAATATTATTCGCCACCGTATCAACCCCCTCGCTTGATTTGATCGGCTAGGTGCCAGTAATACAGTTGGATGATTTCGCCAGTGGTCATGTACCAAAACCGATTTTGGTCAACCCCCACTTGTAACGCAAAATAACATA